GGAGCGCAGGATGACATGAGCAGAGCGAGGATGGCTATCAGGCGGATCATGCCCCCACCACCCGATCAGCCCGCACAATCCCAGCAGCATCCAAATCAGCCGAATATACCAACACCCCTTTTGGGCCAATCCGCACCTTGGCTGTAGCTGCCAATGTCGCCAGATCCACTACAGCCTCGCCGGTGAACGTGTCGATAGCCTGAAACTCCGCGCCCAACGGTGCCTTGATGGTGATGGCTGGGTAGACGGTGCCTGCTGTGACTGTGGCGTCTATGCCAAGAGGTCCGGGGAATTGTGGTGTCATAAGTGTGATCATTCTTTTTCCTCACTGCATTTCCAGATATTAGGAATCTCAATCCCATCTACTGTGGTAGGTTGCCAGATATTTGGGCGATCCCGGATGCATAAATCAAACCGCCTGCCCAACCATTCCGGCAGGAGTCGAATCAAATCACGATCCACGATCTCCCTGTTGAGTGGGAAGCCATTCGGATATTTGGCAACGATAGCCTGTTGCTGCGGGTCGAGTTTAGCGAGGTCGGTCGCAGAGACGGCAATCCTCTTGATCATGTTGCCGACAACAGTATCCGTTTTTAAGCTGTCTGCCATGGCCACATCGAAATCAAGACGCTCCTGGTATTTCCCAGATGGATCATCCGGCAGGTCGTTATCCCAGAGGATGATGAACGTGACGCCTTTGGTTACACCCTTGGAATTGACGAACGTTCCGCAAGGAAAAGCGTTCAGCCATCTGGCACCATAGAGTCTTGTTGGCTTGGCAGGATTTACGACGAAGTATCCGCTGAAGATATTGCCTCTATCGAGTATCATACTACATACTCCACTACCCGCAGTATCTCCGCATCACTCGCGGACTTGTTCCACAGTTGGGTCTGCCGTACGCCGAAGGGTATCACACTGTTAATCCCTATCCGCTCATGTGTCAGCGGGTTCTGCGAGCCATCATAAGCAACCGCAGCCCCCCAGGTGATCGCAGTGAAAGTATTCTTGGCGTAGCCAATCCGCTGGGTAGTCCCGGCAGCATTGATCTGTTTTACAGCCAGTAGTTCGTCAGTCCTTGCCCACCCGCCAGCGACTGTGACCTCGGCAACCGTAGTGCCGTCAGTGGATTTTAACTTGCCACCAGAATCAGCGAAGATTAATCCGGAAACAACGTCATCGACCGAGAAGATATTAGCCGGGGCCGTAACCTGTGCGCTGGATACTCCCATTTCTACCAATGCAGCAGCAGTAAACGCACCCCCCGACAGCGCAGCAGTCATAGCTGCATTCAGCGGTATCGCCAGGCCGTTGCCGCCGCTGGTGGATGCTGTGGAGGTTACTGAGGTGCCTGGAGGTGCGTAGGGCATTTGATAGGGGGAGCCCACGAGCATGGGGTTTTTGAAATACCCATATTCTCCAGCCGTCTCGGACATCCCTACGAATCCTGCATGTATCTCCGCAGTATCTCCAGACGTGAATGGCACTGTCATGCTTATCAGCCATTCGCCAGTAGCGATATACGTTGCGGATGCCTCGTCTGATCCGGCGAGGTATGTCAAAACGCCTGTGTCATAATTTATGGCCACTCGACAGAGTATAGTTGATGTGGTCACGTTGCCTATTCCTACTACATTACAATCGGTTGCACCTGACCCTTTTTTGACGACAACGCTATATGTGACAGTAGTGGAGTTGATAGCTATATATAATAATTGTACCGTTCCACCATCCGCTACAACCTGTATTTTTCGGTATCCGTCAACTAGGCTGACTTCTGTGTTTACCAGTATCCATCCGGTTGTAAAATCTTCCCTGCCGGCAGGAAGCAGGTTGCTATACGCAGGCTGCACCATCACCCCCTTACCAGGATGTAGGACAGGCCACGGGACCATGTTGCCGTCCGCGTCTGGTTGGTCGCCTGCTACTGAGGTTTCAATAGTAGGCCCGATTGGACAGACGGTGGGGGTCTTGGCGTTCCACACTGACAAAAGCACATCGGATTTATAGCCAATGACAAACCGCGATCCTGCAGGGATGATGAACGATTCGCTAATATCTCCGTAATGAGTTAAACCATCAGCCACACTATACCCAACCTCATTCACATAGTTGCTACCGCTTCCATCCACTCGCTCAGTAATCGTCGTACCAACCAGCCCTGTCAAGTGGTGGCCATTATCACTCGCGTCCAACTCAGTCGTCTGGCCGACATTTATCCCAGGCCAGTATGCCCACAGGACGCCATCGAGAAATGCCCGCACATCGCAGCAGTCAGGGCCGGGGAGCGTGAGTGTACCATTGACCGTGCATGTCGGCAGATCGCCCGTAGCCGTGAACGTGTGCGCTGTGGTCAGGCCTGTTACTGTGGCGCTGCCTGCACTGAAGAAGCCGGAGGACTTTACTTGCTGAGTGGTGTGGGAAGACGGCGGTGCGTAGGCTATGAGTTTGCCTTCGTCAATCGTGGTGCGATACCAGGCTAGGAGATTGGTCTGATCAGGTCCATTACCATCACCACCAGCGAATCCGCGCGAATATCCCTTAAAGATGCTCTTGAATATACTCTTAGAAACAGTCATCAATCCACCAGTTGCACACCGACTGCGTTAGCGGTTACGCCCTTGACGAATTGCAAGGTGATGGGAGAATCAATCTTCAGCGGAGGTGAAGTTGCCGTCATAGTTACTGCTGCACCAAACTCATCATATAAAGCCAAAGCTACACCAGCGTCATCAAGTATATTCACTGCAATAGTTTCTGCTACAAGAATACCAGCAACTGTAACAGTTTTCGGCAGCGAATGAGCTGGGAAATATTTCCGTACTGTCATTGCTGCAGTTTGCTTAGGAATAATCATACTCATAATATTCTCCTATATGATAATCATGATTAGATAAAGATTTATATTAACCAAAAACCTGTAATAATAAAGTTTCCCTTATTATTACAAGTTCTTTTTAATATGAACTAAGCGTTAACAGTACAAACAGTAGAAATCAACAAGGAGCCATCAGGCTTAACAAATACAACCCAGTAATCATCAGCAGCAGCAGTAATAGTCAACCCAAGCAATCCTGCCGCAGTCGTAGTAAACAGACTCGGCCCTGCACTACCAAGATTCTTAAGTGCCCCATTAGTCAATACGGCCAAAGTTGTATCAGCCAAATCATTTGTCAATCCAGTAGCTACTTCACTCAAATAAAGCAACCCAGACACAGGCGCCGTAAGAGCATTACCAAGAACATCTTTGAAAACAAATTGAACTGCACAGGAACCTGATGCAGGTGTGGCAGTAGTCGTTACTGATGCAAAGGCAGGAGCTAATGAAGTGCCTTCAAAAGTCGGACCGATTCTACCAAAAGAATATTTTCCCATTTTACCACCCTTTCCTTAGAGCAGCGTTGGAAGATTGGGTCCTTCCAACGCCAGTATTAAAATTTAGTCTTGGCCGTTCACTTATGAACACCAAGTTATCATGCAGCACCAGGTGAACCAAAAATACCTCGCGGATCCGACCAACCAAACGAACCTCGGAAAGTTGCTTTGAACTTAGCATTCTCAGTATCGAAGTCATTCTCAGTACCAAACGCATCCGGCCGCCTTTCCATGTACTTCAGGCCATCAGGACAGTTGGTCTTAATAAACCATGCATCACTATCCGTTAGGTAATGATTCACAGCGATGCCTTGCGGAAACTTCTTCGAAGCCCGAATCGCATTGATATCATTATTCGCGCTGCCTGACTGCCCAATAGATTCGAGAATCCGCATAGCGTCAAACTCCAACGCAGTAGGAATAATCAACTTCTGAGGCATAATCGCGATCTTGAGCCCACGATCAGTGGTAAATGCGGCAATGTCAATGCAAGCCTGCTCGAGAGCTGCTTCACTGAGATCAGCGGCAGTAAAAAGTTCGTTCCGCCAAGTTCCGCCTGATTTGTTCGGATGATCAGTAGCACAAAGCTCCTTGCCATCACTATTAGTTCCCATAGTATAAGCAGCAGTAAACGCCCGATTGAGGATGTTTGCCCCAATGATTTCTTTGGTCTGCCGAATTGAAAAGGCCAGCGCATTCGCACGACGCAGCGCTACCGTAACAGCTATACCATCTTCGTACATTTCCCGAGTAATAATAAACCCAAGACCGTACGTCACATGAGTGTAGCGGCTAACAAATCCCTGCTCCTGTTCATCATAAGCAATCCCAGCTCCCTCGGTTTTTACTGCCGCAAGACCAAAACCAGTCACGCCAGCTTCCTCTTCAAAAGCCTTCGTAGAGCTACCTTTTTCAAAAATATCCAAATATTCAATCGGATACTCTTTATACTTCTGTCCGAACCAAG